AAGAAGTGATATACTCATTTCTATCTTTAATCGCGGCAGTACGTTCTTTAGTTGTAGTTGCTTCTGAAATAGCACTATCATATTTATTATAATCTTCTATAGCCTACTCCGCTTCAGCTTTAGCTTTTTTTGCACTATCTGTAACTTTTTCTAATGATTTAGCATATTTCTCAGCAATCTTAACCTGACCTGCTGGGGAAGCATCATAAAGTTTTTTAATAGCAATATATGCGACTCCTGCTGCAGCAGCAATGCCAGCAATAACTCCAAGAAGAGGAAGCACGCTTCCAGTAGCGGGTAATAATGCTGCCATACCACCAGAAGCAGCAATCTAAGCACCTGTAGCTCCAGTGCGTCCCATTAAGGCACTGCCAATTAATTTTCCGCTAAGACCGCTACCAATACTCTGTGCAAAAATAGAACCAAATGTGCCGCCAACTTTTCCACCAGTTATTGCACCTAAACCTGCTCCAAAAGCACCACTAAGTAATCCCTTGCCTAACTTTAATCCACCGAGTAAGGTCCCAAGCTTAAGTAAACTATTAAGAACTCCGCCTATACCAGAATTAAGCGTTCCAAAACCACTAGTTAACTAGTTTATAAAATTTAAGAAAAGTGTTAATCCATCAACTATTCCCTTAACAACGTCACTATTAAGAATGCCCATAGTAAATTCATCCCAAGCATTCTTTAATCTAGCAAGCTTAGACTCTAAAGATTCTTGTGTCTTTTCAAACTGTTTTGCAGCTGCACCATTTGCATTATATGCTTCTCCAACCAATTCCTGAGTACGAGCATAGTCAGACATTAATGCAATGAAACGAGATTGCTAACGAGAGCCCGCCGCCTATGTAGCAATATAACGTTGCTACATTGTAGTAAGAGAATCCCACTTGGAAGCCAGCTCCATGAAAATATCATCAAGTCCAACTTCTCCAAGAAAATACTTATTTAAATCAATACCAGCCGTCCGCAAAGCAGAAGAAACTTTATTAACATCTACTACTTGGCCTTCTTCATCTTCACCACGAAGCGTTCCCTCATCAACCAACTTCTTAACTTCTGAAAAACGAGCTACAACAGTCTTTAATGCAGTACCGGCAGTTTCAGGAGATTCACGAGTTGTTTCAATAATCTGTGCCAAGAACGCCGCGGTAGTCTCAAATTCCATATTGGCGTTGTGCGCCAGTGAGGCCACTTTTGTCATAGCAATTGAAATTTCATCAACATCAGAAGCAGAAATTGCAGCCAAACGAGAATACACATCGTCAATACGCTGTGCATTCATTTCGTTGATTTCCATATTGAAACCACGAATGGCGTTCGTCATACGGTCAGTAGCTTCAGCAGCGTCAAGTCCAGCAATACGAGCCATCTTTAACGTCTCATTAGACATTGCCATAACTTCATTTGTACTTAAGCCTTGCTGGTAGTAAAGAGTAGCAGCCTCATAAGCAGCCTATGTAGTTACACCTAATTCATTCGCGCGCTTTGTATACTCTGGAAGCTATGCCCACATATCACCGACAGAGAAATCAGTAACAACAGCCGTCTCTGTCATAGCCTTATCAAGACTCTTAATGGTCTCATAGGCATCGCGCATCGTACGCTTTACGAGTTGAATTGTATTATTTAAGCCAAAGAAATATTGTATACGAGATTTTAACTATTTAATTTCTCCTAATCTGTTATCAAAATTAGATAATTCTTGGCCCGCCTAAATTATCTAGTCTTTTAAGCTCTAAATGTGCGTACCTGTATTATCTAAACTTCCGCCAACTCCACCAAGGCCCCCGCGCAATTTGTCAAGCTGTTTATTTAAATAATCTTGAAGCGCCTTACCAGCCTATTCTGCATTATCTCCGAAGGCTGAAATATCTAATCCAGTTAGCTAACTTAACTGCTAAACTAACTACTAGAAATCGCCATTGCCTAATTCTTTTTTCTATTGTTCAAAATTGGCTAAAGCCTATGTTGCTTCCTAAATCTTAGTATTAAAATCCTAAATTTGCTTTGCTTGGCTCTCTGGAGTAATAGAAATGCCCTTTGTTTGACTTAGTTTATCTCTTTTCTACTATAGCTATTCTATCGCTTTTTCAGCAGCTTTTATGTCATCTAAATACTATTTTAACTAAGGGCTTCTTCTCCAGTTAGCCTTTGCAATTGGACCGCCTGCTCTATTGTTATTATATTCTTCAATTTTTTTATTTAAAATCATTGATCTCTTTTTCTTTTTCTTTTATCTAATTACCAATTGAATTAAATTCATTTTTCTATTTCTAACCCCAAACTGGCTACTCAGATACTTTTTTCAAAGAAGCTTGTAAATCTTCAAGTAATTTCTTTTTCGTCTAAATACTTGAATCTAATTCATCGACTTTTTTCTTATAATCATCTAAAGCCTTCGTAGCATCTTGAATATTCTTTGTAGTTTTCTCCGGTAAAAGTTTTGAAAAATCCTTTCCAGTTTTACTAGAAAGTTCATTTAATTCAACATTTAATTTTGAAAATAATGTCCCAATTCTCTCAGCAGACTTTTCTATTTTTGAAAAATCAGCTTTACTAGTTATATCTTTATTGGATAAAGCTTCAAAATTTTTAATTTCTTCTGATAACTTCTAAAAAACAGAAGTAAAACCTTTAGCCGTATTTGAAGGTAAATTTAAGCTACTTAAATTTTTCTAAACTTCTTGCAATGCATTTTTTATCTAATTAACATTTAAACTAGCATCAAATGTTAATGTATATCTCTATCCTGCCATTTCTTCACCCCATAAAATAAAATCAGCATTAGCTAAAACTAATGCTGACTATCTTACATATCACTATCTATATCATTATTCAAGAAATCAAATTCAACTACGTAGCTGCTTGTTCTTGATTCTACGGGCACGCCCTCTCCATAAAAAGTACCAACTACAGGATTCGCCTACGCGCCCAATTTCATAGATAAGCCAGACATTAATTTTAGTTTTGGAATTTTTATAATTCCAGTTGTAATAAGTCCAGACGTATCGTCCTTTACTCTCGTCTTACCTTCTAATTCTAAAAATCCACGTAAGCATCTCTAGCCTACTTTTGCTACGCTGGCGCCGCCTGTATAATTATATCTATATTTTACAAGAACATCTCTATATCCATTGTCTATCTTTAGAAAATCAGAAACTTTCCACCAATTTAACTTTTCCCCAGTCTCTTTATCATACACAAATATCTAATCGACTGCTTCGTGTTTAGTATGAATATTCCCATTTTCGTCGCTTTCTAATTCCTCAACTTTTGTAACTAAAATAGGTTCTTCTGGCTCTATTTTAATCATCTTTGCATTATTTAAAATCGCAAATTGAGTATTAGAAAAAACGCCTTGGGAGAAAGTTAAGTCTAATTTTTTAGTTGTTTCCCAAAAAACATGTTCCCTATTGTCATATCCACCACGCGCGGCCACGTAGTCTTTTATTTCCGTTAAACCACTAACCTAAATCTTATCAAAATAAGCTATGGTTTCACCTTCTTGAAAGGTTCGCCCATTTATCTCTATATCCTAAGTCGCTTTTAAATGCACGTCCTCCAATACTTTGAAAGAACCCAAATCTTCAAACATACCTTTTCCTCCTAAACAAGAATGGCGGAGAAGTCTCCTCCTCCGCCAAATTACTTATTAAATTCTCTATTAGCCTGCGCTCACAGGATCAAGGTCGTACTGCACAAGCTTCATCATTTCGCCAGACTCAGGACGCAGCACAGTCAGATTCATATTGAAGGTAGAAGGATCGCCCTCGGCCTCCAGAGTGATTGTGTTTTCAGAAGTCATCTTAGCCTTAGGAATAATGAACTGGAAGAATTGGTCGCTACCATCAACGTCAGAACGAGAATAGGTATCGCCAGTTACGTAATAGGTGCCAGGGAAACTGTCGCCAGAAATAACGATAGTCTTGGTAGTAGCCTTTACGGTATAAGTAATGAAAATCTTTTCACCAGCGTGAGAAGAATAAGGAGCAACGGCAGAAGCATGAGCGCTCTGCAGCTCAGCAATAGTCAGAGTGCTGTCAAGCACAGCACCGGTCTCAGAAACGGACTTGCCAAGAGTAATGCCAGAATTTGCAAAAGCAATCATACCAGTTGGAGCAGTGGAAGCACCAATGTAGATCTTTTTACGGGCAGAACCCATGTCAGCATCGTAAACGTCAGCAGTGAAGTACTCAGGAAGTTTGCCTTCGTCATCAAGACGAATAACAGCAACACGAGAAATGTCCTGGCTGGTAGCCTTAGTTACAGTGCCATCACCAAGCATGATAGACATGGACTTAGGGCTGAACAGAGCATCTTCAATGTTAACAGTAATTTCCTTACCATAGTCCCAAGTGATCAGTTTAGGGTTACCCTTACCACCACGGGCGTCAACGGACTCTGCGGTCTGTTCAATGGTAGAAACTTTCAGAGTATCAAGAAACAGCACAGGCTCGCCTGGAGTACCATCAGCATTAATTTTGTAGAAGGTTACATCAGCAACTTCTTTAATACCATAACGGTCTAAAATACTAGCCATTAAAAATGACCTCCTATAATTATAAATCTTCTATATTTCTAATCCAAAATTGCGGTTTTACTTTTTTGCTATCCGCACCATTCATTAAGGATTCTATATCAATTTCATATTTATGCTTTTCTTGATATGTCCTCATAATAATAGCTATGGCGGCCTAGCTTAACTCTCCGATATTAAGTGGAGTTATTCCTAAGCCCATACAGCAAATTGAAGCCAAAGTTGTCCCCAAAGTTAAACCATCTTTAGACTTTGCCTTTACGCGATCGCGCATTCGAGCTTTTGCTTTAAAATATTTAACTTTTGGATTCTCATTGGGATTATATGGTTCAGCCTGCTTTTCGCCAATGGCGCGCCGCAAAGTATTCTAAAAATCAAAATAATTATCTTGTTTAATTATTCTTAATTCTTCAATTGAAGATATTTTTGATAAAGTATCCTTTATATCTCCTACAACAATCATATGCAAATCCATTAATAACAATACTGGTTCTCTAATAAAAAACTAAAAACCATCTATTATTATTTGTTTTATGCGTTCATCAGCCGCAGCCATCTAGAATAAATATTCTAATGGCGTTGGCACCTGATCCATAGGGAGCTTTTTCTCAGCATATTCATCTTCAATATCTTCTTGCGTGCTTAAAAAAAGTTTTTTATATACCGGATAATTCTATTCATCTAATACTTCTTGTATCTTGGGCGGGTAAACTTTACATATATCTCCAAACTAAATTGGCCGGCCAAGAAAAGAATATGCATCAATCATAACTTGTAAATCCGTATACCATTTCGTAACAGCTTATTTCATCCGTTAAGAAGTTAATTTGAAAATCGCCACCGGTCATTTTCCCCAAACCATCAATAGTTTTATTATTTAATGATCTATGAATCTCTCCCATTATTGCGAAAGGACGCAAATTTGAGTCTTTAATAAACCATTGTGTCATAGGGACAAAAACCTCTATATCTAACTCAAAGTCTCTAAATTCATCATTCTTTGGATTAGACCTGCCGCGCACTACTCTCATTGTAATAATACTTGTAGCAAGCTCTTTTGATCCAACACGCGGCACTACTTTTATTAGTTTTTCATAAATCTCTTCTTTAATTTGCTATTGAGTTAAATCTGGTTCAGAATACGGATCTTTTCCAGTATAGTATAATAATTTTAATAATTTTTGATTACTCTATAATCTACTAACCACTTTCTATAGATTAGGTCCTAAATCTTCCAAATTACGGGTTGCCATTTGAAATACCTCCATTAAACCAGAAATAATCTTCTTCAGACTCACTATCTGTTTTAGCTGGCGGCGGAGTTAAATCATATTCATAAACAGGGTCAACACTCACAAACTCTACTCCTGGAGTAGATTGAATATCAAAACCAGTTACTCTATAATACTCCTGAAGTGGTTTTTCACCGACAATAAAATAATCATCAATTTTAATTTTAGAATTAACAGGCAATACAAAAAAGCTTAACTTTAAGTTTTCTTCATATATTGTATCCATACGAGAACGAGAACGAATTTCGTTTTTAAGCATATTATCTTCTTGACCATACATATAAGCCCAAGAAGTCTGCTCTGATCCATCGCGCGCCGTCCACGTAAGAAAATGGGTCATTTTTAATACAATATATCTATTATACCCGCTTGCTTTTATATTTTCAAGATAATAAATCATCCATGGCTATTCAACGCCATCTTTATCGGTTAGCATTAGAATAGTTCCACTTGGAATATTTAAATCAACTTTTGTTAATAAATATTGTCTTGTTTCACTATTATCTTGCTTATTTTTTTCTAAACTGCCCGCATGGTGCTAATCATTATATTCAAAGTCTACTCTATATACAGACTTTAACAAATATAAATCAAAAAGTCTTTCGCGTTCTCCTTGAATACGAGACTAATAATCGTTGCCAAAACGATTTAATCTCTATACATAAATATCAAAATAACTCATAGCTTTGATAATAAACTCATACAGTCAAAAACTGTACTTCTAAAATACTTATAACTTAAATAACGAAGTGAAGAAACTTTTGTAAATAAACGATAATAATTTATTGTTTTTCGTTCATCTGGGTAAGACATTAACTCTATTAAAATGGAGTCAAGGAAACTTTCCCATTCCCTGTCTTTCTCGTACTCGCATAAAAGCCCAAATAAACGATTCTTTAAATTATTATTGTAGCCTTCTAAATACTCAGACATTTTTTACCTGCGTAGCTAACCTAGTATAATCAAATGGCTTCCGCTAAATTGAACGATAGTATTTAGCTTCTAACTTTTCGGCATTCTTCTTTTCCGCTTCAAGCATAGATCTAAACTTGTCTATTAAATTCGCCTGGGAGAAATCACGTTCTTCATATAACGGTTTTACATTTTCCCAAGTAAGGATTGTGCGGTTTAACCATTCACATTTCATATAGGTAGCTAAGATTTGTACTTCTTCGTTATTTAAATCACCAGAAAAAACTTCTTCTTCTGTTTCTGGATCTAATTCTATATCGAGAGAAACGCGAGGAAATTTAAAATGCGGCAGGGCGCCTTTTAAGATATTCTTCCAGTCCTCTTTCATGTCTTCTTCATCCCAAAGAACCCATTCATCTTCTAGAAGTTTACCTAAAAAAGCATCATATATAACCTAGAAGTTTGTCATTTATTAACCCTCCTAGATACTTCTTTTTAATTCAATCCCCTTTAAAATATTTCTACCACTAATTTCAGTTAAGAAATTGGCCTTGGGAATACTACCCTCATCGCCATGAGCAATCGCATAATCAACTAATGAATCAATTTGAGCCTTCTTTAATTTCTTGACTTCAACCTTAAACTGCGCGAGAGGCATTATTCTCCAATATCTATCAAGTTCTTTATCACTTAAATAAATAATGGTTGGCGCAGTTGCATCCTCTGGCTCAATACCAATTTCTTTCTTAAATTCGAGGTCATCTATATATAAAGTACCATCCTCAACCATATTTTTAAAGGCAGGATCATACATAAGTTCTTCAACAATATCCTTATCCATGGTTACTACAGAACCACGAGCCGGCCACCTACGAGAAATATGTAAATCACTATTATCAATGCCGCAGCGGCCATCAAATGAACTAATAATTCTAACTTTGTCTGACATAATTTCTTCTCCTTTTTACTCCTGCGCTTAGCGCATATTTTAAAATAGGGAAGGGAATTATCCCTTCCCTTTATGATTTAATTAATAACCGTAGATATCCTTGGCGGAAGTGTCTGCGATAGAAGAGTTCCAATAAATGCACCAATTGTTGTGATGCAGAATTGCACAACCCATCTTTTTCCATGCATAAACTTCCATAGAATTATCTTTATTTTCGTGGTCACGAATTTGAGTAGCACCCTCAAGCACAACCTTTACAACCTTCTCTGCGCCAGCAGGGAACACGTAAGCACGACTTGGGTCAACATAAGTCTCGGTGTTGGTTTCATCAACAAAAGATTGAGGAATCTCTACCACAGGAGCGCCACGGAAGACCTTGATAAAGCCAGTATCATGGATAGCCTCGATGTCCTTAGGACTATACACACCTTGGCCAGTACCAGTAGAAACAGGAACGATGGCGTCTGCACCCATCTTTGCAATGAACTCTGGGCAAGCAAAAATCACAGGGCTGCCGTAAGCACGCACGATGGTCATCAGCTTAACCATTTCATCTGCACTCCAAGCGCCTTTATACTTGTTAGTAGAAGGCATATTGTCATAAGCAGCAATCAGAGCACGCTCAACTTCAACATACACAGCGTTGGTCAGACCCTCAGTCACAATACCAACAACTTCAGCCAGAGACTCTGCACCATCAAGCATACGCTCGAAGTCGATGGTAGCGCCACCGCCAACAGCGTGAGCACCAAGCTCAAAGGTATCGCTGTCAAGACGGAAGGTCTCATACACACCACTCAGGCCAACCTGGGTGAGGAACTTCTTAGCGCGAGCGCGGCCGAGCTTCCGTTTGAACATAGCCTTCTGGCCCTGAGCAACAGTTTGAACCTCAGCGAAAGCGCCGATAGAAGCCATAACATCACGAGGAAGAATCTCGTCAATAGACTCAATGATAATATCATAGAGGTCGTAACGATTCTTCATGAACTGGTTGTAGGAACCAGCAAACTCCTTTAAGCCATCTGCAAAAGCAGCGTTCACATTGTCAACAGTGAACTCGGCAGGAGCAGTACCCTTAACGGCATGAAGGGCAAGTTCTCTTAATTCATTAATAGTCATAATTCTTTACCCTCCTATATTACACAGACAGAACCTGAAGTTGGAAAGCGTCCGTACCATCAGGCATAGTAGTCTTCTTAATAACTTGAATCACAGGGCCAACAGAAGGAGCAGCGGAACCAAGAACCACAGCACCCTGAGTGCCAACAGCAGCGTACACTTCGCCGGAAGCAAGAGCACTTGCAACAGCAGAAACGTCAGCATAGCTACCGAGATCAATGCAGTTGGTAGTCCACAGGTCGCCAGCAGCGAGATAACCCACACGAGGATAGAAATCCATACCCTTTGCGGCCTTTTGAGCATCTAAGTAGAAATTCTTTAAACCGGGCTTGCGCTCGTCATACATATGCTCAGTAGTATAGTTTAAAGCATAAAGTTGGTTTTCAGCAGAAGCATCCGCGAAAGTGATCTTGTGCTCAGCTTTCTTAACACGCAGAATCATACCATTCTCGCATGGCACGTTACTAGCAAAAGCAGCAGTATCAAGAGCGCACTGGGCCTCAATGCGGCCATCACGACGGAATGCTACGTTGTTTAGTTCAACTTGGCCGAAACCATCAATAACCATTCTAGCCATTTAAATAGCCTCCTAATTACTTTTTATATTTTGATAAAATAG